ATTTCGGAATCCGAGAGGGGTCGCAAGAAAAACGATAGGCCCGGGTCTCAGGTGGTCGGCGGTTCGTCTGTCACTGGTTCGAACATCTCCTTCATGTTGTCTTCACTCACGGCAAAGCCTTCGCCTTCGACGTAGTAGTTGTTGCCCATGCGTCGGAGCTCGTACACCTTGCCTGTCTCTATCCATCCGAGCGGGTCGCTCTTGATACATTTATACTTCATTGTCTTCTTGTTTTACGAATTTACTTATCAGTCCGTCGGCCCATCGGTCTTGCCTGGCCTCGGCACGCTGGCGGACTATCTTCGCGGTGTTGCTGCCAAGCTCCTTATGGATGCGGGCATGGCAGGCGAAGCACAGAGCACGCAGATTGTTGACATCGAACGCCAGCCGCTTCATCTCTTCTTCGGTTCGGGCCGTCTCGATGGGCACCACATGATGCACACATCGAGCACTGGTGATGATGCCCTCCTTCATGCACTCTTCACATAGTCCGTTGGTGCTCCTAAGTTTGGCAATGCGCAACTCCTTCCACTCGCGGCTGTTGTATATCTCGGCTTTGTCTTTGGCTACCTTATCCGATACCCCTCGCCAGTTTCGTTTCTTGCTCATATCACTTCATCTATCCAAAGTCTGACCAGTTCGCGCATATCGTCGAAGGTGATGGGCAGCTGGCGGTGATAGCCTTCCTTGTCGGTCGTGGTGATCAGCCAGCAGTCCTTCGCCTTGCGGTCGCGCTTCAGGGTCACATTACCATTCATATCCAAAGGGTCTGAATCCGAGGTCATAGAGTTTCTTCTCCAGTTCGGGGTTGGGCTTGCTTGGCTTTCTGGGCTCAGCATACTTGAAAGGTTCGTCATCTGGTATCATGGTGCAAGCCCTCCATCTCATCAAGTTGCTCAGTTCCCATGTCGCGGTCGAAGTCTTCGAAGACGATCTGTTGTGGCATGGTATCAGGATCATAATGCTTTTTGCGTCGGGTTCGTGCTCCATAGACCATCGCGCGTCCGTTGCTCATGATGTTGTCGGCCTGCTGAATCTCCTGACGGTTTGCCTCGTCGAGATCGACGATGACCTGTGCATCTGTGAGCAACACCAACAGTTCCAGTATGGACTCCGACTCGTGTATCTCGCACAGCCTTTTGAGCCGTTTATGCACACCAGGTGCGCACACCTCGATGATGCGCTCGATGATGTCATCAACGCACTCGGTCTCGGTCCAAGCCCCCATGAATGGTTTGTTTACCATCACGGCCCCGAACCCTCTGCGCCCTGGCTGCTGAAGGATCAGAATCTCCTGCGCTATCTCGGTGTCGGCGGTCGGGTCGCATGAGTTGTAGGCATCCTTCCAACCTGGCTCCAAGTGGAACAGCGTGAGCAGTCGGTTGATCTCGTCGCTTAGGTTATAATCTCCCGATGCCGTGCGGATCAGGAACTGACACACAAGTTGGATGAGTCCGTAGGTCGTGGTTCCTCTGTTTCGTGCGATGCGGTTCAGCCGTTCAGCCGCCTTGGTCGATACCTTGGTCTGAAGCAGCTCGTAGCCTTCTTTCTTTTCTTCACTCATTTTTCTATCTGTAGGTTTAGTTTATCAATCAATGGTGCCGCTTGCGGTATGGCCACTTTTACATCTGCGATACTTGTCAGCGGTTTGGAGTTATTAAGCATTCGGATCACCACGTCTGCGATGTCGGCCTTGTCACCGTCTTCCTCGCTCCACCAATCTGTGACTGGTGTGGTGTCGATACTGAGGCGGTCGTAGTGCATCTGCTCGGCTTTGATTTTCCATTTGTCGATGCCGTCGCGGTCAGGATAGAGGATGATTTGCCGACCTTGGTCGATCAACGGCTTCAGTCGGTCACGGGTGATCATCTCCAAACCACCACAGGCCATCCATAGTTGCTGGTCATGGTTGCCGTAAGCAATCGCCATCAGCAGCGCGGTCTTCTCGCTCTCCACCAGTTTGATGGTGGCATGACGATACTTATTCAACAGGTGCATACCAAAGAAGGTGATGTGCGGTTCTTCCTTATCAGGGTTGTAGATGTCTGGGTACGGATAGGGCGGTTCGTCGGTCCATTCGTGGCGTTCAGCGTCCCAGTGCTTACTGAGCACCGAGTGAATGAAATCGAAGCTCCATGAGGCTTGTTTGTCGCGGTGACCGTCTGCTCTGTACTTCATCATCTTGCCTGTGCGCACCTTTCCGCTCTCGTCGATCTGCCAGAATATCGTGTGGCCATTCTTTCCGTGACCCACATGATAATCTGTCAGCATCTGCTCCACGCGAGCACGTTGCACATAGTCCCAATGGATGCCTTTGCGAATCCAAGTCACGAGGTTGTCTGTCGATAGGTCTGCCTGCGTGCGCTTCACCATCGGCATTGGCAGTTCGAGCGTCGGCATGGGTGGCGGTGCTGGCTTGGGCGTATAGGTCCAATCCACGTCCACATTGTCCACGTCGATATTGTACTTCTTTCCCAGCCAACGGATCGCGTCAGGATAGGATAGTTTCTCATGCTCCATCAGGAACTCCACCACGCCACCCTTCGCGCCACAGCTAAAGCATTTATAACAGTTGCCCTTTGGATAGACGATGAAAGACCCCATCGACTTGTCATCATGGAACGGGCACAGAGCCTTGTATCTGATACCTGTCTTCTTCAGTCCGGCGCGGTTGTTAGGTCCGTAGCTGCCGAGGCATTCCTGAATGACCTCTTCGATCTTCGCTGCTTCCAGAATCTTGTCGATAATCTGCTTGTCGATTTTAGGCATAGTCTCAAAAAAAATAATATTGTAAAGCCAAAAACGTGCGCGTGCGCGTGGCGCGTGGTGGTGTCTCGTGCCCCAGCCGCGCCTCTATGCGGCGGCAAGGGGCTCGTGACCTCACGCCCATTGGGTCACGGAATCGGTATCCCTTTAGGGATACCATATGATTTGGGTCACCGTTTTAGAATGGCATGTCATCAGGTGGTTGCAACATGTAGTAGCCGTTCTGCTTGATGGTAGATTCTTCCAGATAACCCATGTTGATAGCTGCCATAAGATCGGCTTGCTGTCGTTCTTTATTCTTCTGACCGCCAATCTCACCAAAGATAGTTTTCTTGACATCTGCTCGGGTCATCGGCCATTCATACATCTCTTTTGCCTGCTCAATCCAACCACGAATCAATGTCACTTCATCACAGGTCACTTGCTCCTTAGATTTCGATGGAAGATTGGTGCCGCTGTTCGTGATACGAGGCACACCAAGGTTACCGGCATCGTCAACGATTTCAAACTTCCAGTCGTCGAGGTCTTTGTCTCGCGCATCCTGCTGTTTCACGGTGAATGTCACACCGTTGGCTGTCTTTGTCTTGATGCTAACCAGCGTATCGCTGACCTTGTTACCTAACTCCGTACCAATCCATCCGCGCATCTTAGCGTCTTCCACTTCATTGTTGCGTGATGGGTTTTGGTGGAGTGCAAGCCATATCGACAGATTTCGTTCTTCAGCGATACTGCCAAAGTAGTCGAGAATAGTCGTGCCTGCTTCTTCATCGTTGATACTTGCTACAAGGTCGCGCAAACCGTCGATGAACACCACATCTGGCTGAATCATCTCAATGGCAGTCTTGATGATTTCAAATCGTTGAATGTACGGTCGCTTGTCATCGTTCCTTGGCATGTTCTTCAGCCACAGCACGGCGAATCGGTCTTCAGGGAATGGCGCATTCATATCGACATCACAAAGCCAGTGGACGCGCCTCATGACCTTCGCACTCGATAGCCGCTCCATCTCTGTGTCGATATAGAGTGCTCGAGGTTTGTGGCCAAGAAACTCTATGGTGCGCTCAGGCACTCGCAGACCTGGAAGATACTGTTTCACCCGTTCGCACCCGTCTCCAACGATAGCGGCTATCAGTTCAGTGAACACGAATGACTTTCCGTTCTTCTTCTGTCCTGACATGGCTCCCATGCCACCAATCTTCGAGAACGGCACACCGTTGTATTCAAGCATGTAGTATGGCTCTGGGTAGTTCTCGCGTGGGTCGAGAAGGTAAGGCCGTATTCGATTCCACGCCAGTTCTTCAGGTGTCGCCGTCTGTGGTAAATTGTTACTCTCTTCGTTCATAGTTCCTTATTGATTTCTCTCAGTGTTTCGGCTTTCACTTCCGCTATCTCACGCTGCACCTTCTTCACGAATCCTTTCGTGGCGAATATCTCTTTGAAGTCGTCAACAGCTCCTGATGCTGACGAATATAGCAATTCAGGATCAAGCCATGATTCCATCAGCTGTTCCAGGCCAAGGTCGATGTTTCGTTCTTCCACGTCCGACAGTTTGATTGGGTCGGTCTCTGGTGCCAACAGTAACAGTGCACGCATCCAGTCTTTTGAGATGGTCTTCAGTGAGAACTGCGAGAATACTTCGTCGAGCACCTTGCGATGCAACTCCAGCCCTTTCTCGCATTCCTTCATCGCGCTTTCATACATTGCTCCTGCGAGGTCGAGCGCGGCCTGTGCGGTCATCACCCAGGAAATGTGCTCCGCATCTTTCACGTCGTGCTGAATGAGACTCACGCGGTACTTATTCACCAGTGAGGTAATCAGTGGCTTGGTCTTAGCATAAGCCACGCCACCAACTCCCTTCCAAAACTCATAGTATTCGGCATCGCTG